AGTTCCAAGGTACTCTCTAAACTCATCATGTAACCATTGTGTAGTATTTGTTTCAAACGTAACATTTTTAAGATCCTTCATTCTAGGATGCTCAAACAGTTCTATATACAGTCTCTGCCAAGCAAGTAACGGTTCACCGCCTGTTAGGATAAGGTGAACATCCTGCCCATTATCCATAGTCCATTTACCCTCGGGAGTAATACTTAGCAAATGATCTACAACTTCGTCAATGGTCTTGTCCATAACAAGATCTTTAAACTCAGGATAGATACTTGCATATGTATCGCAACCAGTAAACACCAACGGCAAGTCTTCAAACTTTTCTGTAGTTAAGTGTACACCTGCTTCGATTAGTTTTGCAACTTCTGGATTGTAGCGACTCTTTTCAGTACCACGTGGTAATCCAAAGTTTTGACAACGAAAGTTACAACCGAAAGTACGTAGGAATACGCTGGGTACTCCTACATACTTACCTTCACCTTGTACACTGTAAAATGCTTCACTATAGCGCAGTTTCATCTTGGTGCAAACTCCTGTTGTAGTTTAATATTGTCAAAGAACTCTTTCTTAGTGCTTGAATCACTACCAAACGCACCTTTTAACACTGTAGTTTGTGTAAGACTGCTATGTGCCATAATACCACGATTCTCACAACAGCCGTGCGTAGCCTGTATGTAAACACCTACATCTGTTGAACCAGTTGCTGCTTCAATCTCACGAGCAATATCCATTGCTAGTTCTTCTTGCAGTGTACCGCGTCTAGCACACCACTGTGCAATGCGTGTATACTTGCTCAAACCAATAAGTGTATCTGCTGCAATAATACCAATGTATGCAACACCATTCACTGGCTGGTGATGATGCGAACACATACTCTTTAGCTCACTGCGAACTACTAGCATACCATCATAGCGATCATTAGTATGATTAGGAAACGCTGTTGCGTTAGGTCTCGGCTCATAGCGTCCTGCCATGATTTCATTAAAATACATTTTAGCAAGTCGTCTTGCTGTATCTTGACTGTTTGGATCAGTTTCTCTATCGATCAGTAGAGTATCAAGCACAGCTTCAAAAGCCTTAGTAGCTTCGTCAATCAGTTCGTTTTTGATATTAGGTCCAATAACATATTCTGAAATGTTGTCTCCGGCCCAGAATCTTTTGCCGTCTGCTCGCATACTATCTTTTAGTATCTGCGAAGTTGTTCTATTAGTCATTTTATTCTCCGATGTTAAGGCAGTGGATTGCCATAAAAATGGTACAACACATATTAGCATTGTACCATGTATTTAGGTTTTTGTCAAGTAAACTATTGAATTTTTTAATCTTTTTATATCGTCATTAAAGTTTCCTAAACCTAGATTGCACTTATGACACAACCATCCTCTAAAAAGGTTAGTATTATGGTCGTGATCACAACACCAAACATTCTTTTTGTTTGGGTATTTTTGTTTAATCTCTTGTTCAGTTAACTCGCATATAGGACAGACATAATTTGCAGGAATCAAAGGAGCAAATTTTTTTATTTCTCGCAAAAGTTTATTTTGCTTTTTTGCACAATCTTTGCACTCATATCTGAGATAATTTGCTCCGCCGTCCTTACCAAACTTAGAAACTGATAAAGTTTGTAGGCACATACTACAAACTTTAGTTTTTTGTGTTTCTAATCCATCGAACAGTTCGGTATTCATTCTTTGAAATATTTGTTAATTATTTCAAGATGATCTTCGTACTCGGCCATGTGAGCAAGTTCTTTTTCAATTGCATCCATGATATCAGAATGTTCGCCTACGCCAACTGGATTGCGTAGATAAACTTCTACGTTTATGCGATGCTTTTCAATATGTGCTTTGGCGTGAGCCTTAACACTTTTGATCATTTCTGTTCTAAGATCAGTCATTTTGTATTCTCCTTTTTCAACCAACTATCTCTTTCCCAGGGGTAGACAAGCCATTCGTTCTTTTCACGTTTGTCAACTTCGTGCCACCAATAATCTGATTCGAACGTACTACCCCAGTTGTGTGTCATCGTAGCAAAGCGAACGTTGTTGTGCCATACGCTGTCCCACATTTCTCTTTCATTGGGAAAACAACTGCTTTCCCAATCTTTTTTAATCCAATTAAACGTATTGCCAGTGTCGTTGATGTCATCAACTATAAGAATCTTATGTCGAAGTTTAGTGTCCCAGCGACTTTTAACTAGTTCTCTATCTTCTACAGGAACATATCCCACAGCCATTTCTGGAAGCCAGCAATTGATTTCAGTATCTTCATCCGGCATGCCATCGCGCAGTTGCACTTTCAGTGTATGCATAGGAATACCAATTCTGTGGCTCAAGATAAGAGCTAGCGGCAACCCACCGCGTGTAACACCAACTATACAGTCGGGCATCCACGGGTCTTTAAGCAGATTAAGCATAATACAATCTGCCGCAGTTTCAACATCCCGCCAAGTATAGAAAGTTTTGTTCATTTTAATAACTCTAAGCTTAGGCATTTACCGACATATTCAACTACATCCTTGTCTTTTTCGACAATGTAGATACTTCTGTCATTTCTGTCAGTCTTTCTATCATATTTGTTAAACTCAAGTATTTTACCGTTTTGTGCGTTATAGATACGAAAGTTAAGAACTGGTTCGTCATCTACACGATTGTCGTTGGAAACAGAAAGTAGACCTTTTTCACCTCTACTGTAATCGTATGCTATATCGTTGCCTTCTTTAGCCCATTCTGCTATTTTTCTTTTAAGCCACTTCATTTCTCACCATCGCTTTCATTAGTTCAAAGTTTTCTCTTGCACGAGCAAACGCAGGATACTTTGCTGCCGCCACATCAAATTTTAATTCTTCTTCCATTTTACGGTATGCCCAGTCTACCACACGAGTAACATGCGGAGAAAGTTCAACTCTTATTTCACTGCCAGGCAGCGGAAGCCATGCATTAAAACCAGCATCGTAGTATTCTAATCCACCTTGAGCAGTGCGAACTACTCCATCCATGGGCCGTGTGTTATTTGGATTATAATGCGGAGTATGATTACTGTCAACGCAGTAGATGGTTTGATCACTACTGCAAATATTTTCTACAAACTTATTCGCCATCTGACGGCTCTTCTTTTTGTTTTGCTCTCTTTTGATTGTGCGTTTGATAGAAGTTTTCTACCCCTACACCGTATTTGCCCTTAGTAACAGTCCCACCATTTTTAAGATACTCAGCAACGAGATCTTGTTCTTCTTGAGATAGCTTTCGCCCAACCGGATTCATTGACATTATTTAGATTCCTTTAATGTATCAAATGTTTTATACTTCGCCAATGCTGCTTCGTATTCTTCTTTTAGTTCTTTTAAGCGAGGATACTTGGCTTCCATATCCACGTCACGCCTTAATAGTAACAGAGCATCACGCATTTCGTCAAGTTCTTTTACAATGTCTCTGCCGTTTACAATAAGTGGAACGTCAACTCGCATACTACCATTAATACCGCCGTCGATAGTAATAGCACTACTAGATAAATTTGATGATGTAATAGGCGAACTAACCCAACCGCCAGTTGCAAGAGTTGATCCTGGCATATGTCCAATACTGTAGTTGCTATTATAGGTGCTCATACTCTTAATCCGATCACTGTTTTGCTCGTATTTCTTTTTTGCTTCGTTTTGTATATTACGAATTTGTTGGTAGATGTCTTTGCTAGGAGTATAATCAGAAAGGAAACTGTCCTTGGTCTTTTTGTTTCCCTCGCCAGTCTTGTTCCACCATTTTGTAAATTGCTTTAAAATTTTCATAAGCTTTTTCTAATCCTGGGTATTCTACACACATTTCTTTTAGTTCTTGCGGATCTGGCATAGTATCTTCAAAAAGTGTTTGTGTAACGTTTATATTATCCCAAATAACATCGCTGTCGCTTATAGTCACCCAATCACCACTGTTGCCATAAACTTTTACATCCATAGAAGTAGTATCAAAATGTATATCTCCTATATTAGGAGTAGCCGGAATTGTGATAGACATAGTTTCTCCTGATATTTTAGTAATATCTATAGAATACTCTTCATCTTCCATTCTTCACAGCCTCATACAATGCAGCACCGCTAAAAAACTCTCGATTCAACTTAATACGCTGTTTTTCTAGTGCTACTTTGAAATCATCATATCGTTCTATATATTCTCTTACCTGTGCTACAACTTTATCTCTGTTTGCTCTGTAAGCAGCAAAGTCTTCAGTCCATGCACTTGGATATTTAAATTCGCTCAGAGCCATTTCACTGTAGCTGAGTCTATCAGGTACCATTGGAATAGCATCTACTAGAGCACCTTCATACCAACTAATACCAAGTGTTTCTTGCAAATTAGCTGAAAATATCAGTTTAGCTTCACCTAGAAGATTATGGTATTCGTTCTTAGTAAGTTGTCGATCTTGACATATTACAAATTCATACTCCGGAAGTTGATCTGCCAGATCACGGAAGATATCAACCTGCTTTTCAGGTGCAACTCGATGCGGGAATAAGATAAGATTGCGCTTTTCCATGCCTTTGTATGGAGTTAGTGCATCTTTTAGATACTCCATAGGCCAACCCACACGCTTGATGCTTGGATAATACTCGCGCAGTTCATCTGAATCTTCTTCATCAAATAAACCTTCTGCAAACAGGTTTATGTGAAAATCAGAAGCATAAAAGTTATCATCATATACATGAAACATACTGGCTTCGGCATTGCGCACCCAGGGTGCATCTCCTATTAATCTGCCCAAAAAGTCTTGAGGATCATAACTGCCGGCATGCCAAAGCCCGCCAATCTTAATTTTAATACCTAGTAATTCTGCCATGTATTTAAGCTGAATAACAGTAGGGTTCCATGCATCAGTGTACAAGAAATAGTCGCCGTTCTTGATTTCACCCTTACAAAACTTTTCACCTATGATTTCTAACTGTTTACTTTTATAAACATTAGTGCCGCCAAAGTTGAGAAAAGCCCCAGGCGTAGTAGCCTGAGGCGTTTCTCCTCCACTAATAACTTCTACATTTTCATTTGTAGCATGACGCAGTTGACGTGGAAGATGTTCTTTCCACTGTTTGGTATAACGAGTATCAACAGCTTCAATATCTACAATGTATACGGTCATTACTTTCTCCGAGTATTAGCACGAGCTTTTGCACGAAGCCAGCCTTGATATTTTTCGTAAGCCTGCCAATTAGAATCTTTCTTATTGTACAGTGCTTTTTCATCAAAGACTTTGCCTTCGAAACGACAGTAATCACGATATGTATCAAGGTCATCAAAGATCTTGTTTACAGTAGTGTTAGTGATCGCCATGGTAGTGTATTTCCTTTAGTTTTGAGTTGAGGGATAAAAGATTAATGAGCCATTTTCAGCATCTTCGCTGACTTCAATCTCTACAAAGCGGCCCGGATACCTTGCAGCGATCTCTTGATACAAGTCATCTGAAATCATTTCACAAGACTTATGGTTAAGTTCTAAAATATCTTCATTGTAAAGTTTTTCAAGCCAACGCTTGAACTGAATAAATTCAACATCACGATCATCGTGAAACACTTGAATTCGAACTTTAAAGTGGAAGATGTGACGATGTGGCACACCAAGGAAACTCACATCGTCCCAGTCGCCGGTTTTAAGACGGGGATCTGTTGCAGCGGCTGGATAAAGATGGACACCTTCTTTACGAAAGGTAACCCAAATACTTTTAGTAGGTTCTGTCATTTTGTACATTCTCGATATAAACTTGTGATAACTTTCATACACTAACATCAATCATCTTTGTTGTCAATAGCAAAAGGTTCTTTAATCTCAATATTGTTTGCGTCAGCATAAGATTTTACAATTTTAAAAATTTCCCAAAGCTTCCAGTCAATAGCTTTAAGCAGTTGATGATTGTCACGAGCAATTTCGACAGACTCTTCTTGAAGCTCTGTTAGTGTTTCTAGTAAACGTTCAGTTTTTTCGTTATCCAACAATTTTGTCTCCTCTATATTTTGACCACTCAGTAAATTTTGAACGGTCCATTAGATCGTGTAAGTTATGGCACCACACACCTGGATTTGTTGCACGGAAATCTTTGTCGTCAATCTTTAGCATGGTATTGTAATTCCATTGCTTAATATACGGAACAGGTACACGAAGTTGTGGAATAAAAGTGTCGTATTCAGCTAGTCCTGTTTCGAGAAATGCTTCAGCATAGACGATAGGAATATCAAGACTGCACAACATGTTCTTTTTGAGAAAATGTGTAATCATATGTTCCCAAGTATCCCATTCATCAGCAGCTTTGGGAAAATCTAAACTAGGGTTGAAACTGTGATTGGCACCAAAGAAAATGTGTTCTATGATGCCATTCTGTTCTAGAATCTGTTCAATAGTTTCTACAGGCTGCACGCCTGTTAAAAATAGTGTGGGCAATCCATATGCTGGAGTAAGTTCAACTTCTACGCCAACGAAAAATGTAGCGTTATCAGCAGTGCCTGATTCGTAATCTCTGTTCATTCTAGTGCCTTTAGTTCTGTTTCTAATCGGTGTATTTCATCTTTAAGCCAAAGCTTTTGAGTTTTTTTACGGTTAATAACTTCGTCACGTTCAAATTTATTATACATGAGTCTTATCTCTTCGTCAAGTGTTCTATGCTTGGCATATAGCTCTTGCAGATGTACTACGATTTTATCATGCTGGTCCGTGTAGTTGCTCATCTTCCAGTTCCTCTAGTTTGTGTGCTTCTTCTTCAGTAAAGCATCCATCTTCGTGATTGTTGTCCTCTACCACAGTAGTATCTATGTCAAACAGTGCATCGAAGTATGTGCTAGAATTCACAGTCTTTTTACCAACAGCGCCTCTAGTACCTGGTATAGCCATCCAAAACTTTGAATGTTCGTCTACCAGTTTTAGTGCTTGATCTCGATCACTGGTCGCAAAGATTTCTTCCACAATGTCTCTAAAAAACAATCTGTCAAAACGTTCTTGTACTAACATTCTAGGAACAATGCCAGCATCATACTGACGATTTGCTTCTTGAACTGCATTAATGTGACTCCAAACATTATGACCCATTTGTATAGCGTAAGAAAAACTATCCCAGCTAGTACGACCTTCTTTTCCGATTTTGTTTAGGTCGCCCGGAGCATAGATACAAACATCGCTTACCTTAAGCCCATCAGTAATCGGGCTGTCTTCAAAGTTTTTAAATACACCGTCTTGAAGGACTGCGTCTCTGAAGCCTCTTGAGTCTGTAGCGTATTTTTTGTTGTCGATGCTTGGGACCATTCGATATGTCCATTTGCCTCGATCTGGCGTCTCGTTTTGTATATAAATCTGTCCGTTTGCGGTTGCAAGGAAAGGACTAGCACAGTCAAAAGTAACCATAAAGTTTTCGTTGTGATGCTTTCTTACTGCCCGTTGAACGTCTGTAAGTAAAGTAGCCCATTCTAGTTTTGATGTGCCCAAGAAGTGCATCACATCATGTATGCCTTTTTCTAATAATCCGTCATAGCGCAGTGCTATTAGTCTTTTTAGCACAAGATGAACATCACACATGTTTTGTCCACCCATTGCCCAACCATTAAAGTGATCATTGGGATATTGCTTTGGATCGCAATAATCTTTCATACGACTGTACCAGTCGTCAGCATCAGCATGATTTTCACCCTGTAGTACATTTAAGAACTTGCAGTTGCCGTTTCTATTACGCATCCAATAATCATTATTAATCCTAGTAGCAGTCACAGCATCTTGATAGGTTGATATACCAGTTGCTGCTGCGCCTTTGGGACTGCGAGCAACCCAGGCCGGAATATCAAGAATCATTCCGTAGTCCATATAAGCATCCATCCAACGAAGAACACCATCTCGTTTCTTTTGTGCCTTTGGACAGTTAGGATCTTTCCAATCCCCTTCCCACACACCTTTACCAATTTGGAAACCACCGCTGTCACCTAGCACCCAACTATAGCTACGATCTCTATTACGGATCATATCTTCTTTAGGACTATGTTTGTTAACATCAAGTTCCGCATGTCCTGCTGAGTAAAGAGTCCATCGATACTTAAACTGTCCTTGATCCGGGTTTAGATAGTTAAGACTTTCTATACCATTGACAAAGTTACTAGGAATTCTTGATTTGTCTATATATTCATCAAAACGCTGTTTACCTACATAAGTGGCATAGAAACCGCTTAGTGCAGGTAAAAAATGTGCATAATCGTTTTGTGTTTCAGTTAAGTTTATATTCATTTAAACTTTAAATCTTTCAATAACTCGCTTATATCTTGGGCAGTATAACCAACAGAATCTTTCCAAGTAGTATCACTGGTTGTACTAATGCTAGTAGTAGGTTGTTGATATACCCACGTTGGAGAATTACCATAGTAATTTTTTTGATAATTTCTATCTATATCAGAAGTCTTTGTTAATCTATAAACCATGCTCTCAAGATCTTGTACTTTTTTGAGCAATGTTTCAAATGGACCTGCTAAACGTTCATCTTCGTTCAACTCTTGAGTATGAACGATAGCAGCCACCATCATAAAGTTGCGTAGTGCTTTTTTAACAGCAGGGTTGTCTGACGCAAGTGCTGCGTCAAACATCTGTGCAAACTCTTTAATATCAAACTGTTCCATATTACTTGCTCTGTGCTGGCAGGATATAGTCATACTTGGCCATACCGCTGTCTACACTGATCATCATAGCGCCTTGATCTGAAATACTCATAGTAATGTCACCACTTAGTCCAAGAATATTTTGAACAGCACTAACTGGCCAACTCCAAGTATGTGACAGACTTCCGTTGACAGCGTTTTGGAATACAAACTTACCTGCATGTGTACCTGCATCACCAAAGCTAAACACTAGATCATTAACACCGCCTGTGGATTCTGTGCTAACATTAAAGTTAGGTTCTTCTGAGTGTGCAGCGCTCATCAGCTTCATACGGGCAATACTGGCCATAGTTGGCTGGAAAACCACGTTCCAGTTAGCACCTTTAAACTTTACAGTTTTCAACTTTTCTTCGATAATAGCACGATTCATAAAACGATAGTCATTTTGAAAGTCGCTTGTAGCATTTTCGAAGTGAATGTGTGTAGGAATAGTTTCGCCGTTACGTTCTGCTGTAACAACATCAATCTTTGCATTGTCTTTGTATTCGGGATTTTTTAAGTGCAGATTAAGTTTGTCTAGATTAGGCATACCAAACGTGCCGTTGAATTCTTTTACAGGCGAATGTGTAACAGCCTGTAGAATAACAGAACGATCTTCTGCCATAGAATCAATCTGTGTAGTGTTATTTTCTGCTGTAACCTTTACTAGCCCAAGACCCAAGCTATGAGTGTGTGCAACGATGTCTTGAAGGATATCTTTCATTATGTTTCTCCATTGAATAGTGTTATTATATTGTCTAAGTCTTTGTTAGTCAAGAATTTTTCTACAGTATATTTAGGTTTATAACCTAACGCCTTCATTTTTTCTAGATTGGCGCAGGTCCATTCACGCTCTCCTGGGGTATTTAGACGGACTGGTAAATGTGGTGCAAGGTCTTGAATCTTTACAGGAACACCAGAACCAATATCAATTATACCTTTTACATGATCTTTTTTTATCAATATTTCTATAGCGTTTAAAACATCTTCTAAATGTACAAAATCTCTGTAGTGACGAGTAACATATTCTAATTTATTGTTTATAAGTTTAGAAAAGAACATGTTTTCTCTATTACAGTTTTCAGAATAAACTGTGTGGAACCTCATTCCCAGTGTATTAGAATATCTAGCAGCAAGTTCTTCTAAACAATATTTCGAAGCTGCGTAAGGATTTAGATCAGGTTCATATGCACTTGAACTACTTGCATATAATATGCGTGTATTTTGATAACGATCAAATAATCTACGACTTGCTTCTATATTGTTGTACCAATATGCCGCAGGATCATCAAAGCTTTCTCTTACACCACTTTTACCTGCTAAATGAATAACTAGATCTACTTCCCAAGGAAAATCACAGGTTAACAGATTGTGCTGTTTTCCGTCTTTTATATCATAACAAATAACGTCGTGATTTTTATCCAGTCGTTTTAATAAACTACTGCCAATAAAACCACGATGTCCTGTTAACAATATTTTCATGCAGCAAATTTAGCTTCTTGTAAATAAACTAACCGTTCCCAAGTGTCTCGCCAGTTTTTAACATGATAACTGTTGACAATAACTTTAGCTAATGGATAATCATTGCCTTTAGGATCACAGCGATCTCCAAAAAAGTATAGTTTATCAGTTTTTTGATCAAAGTCTTTGATTATTTGACTTTTATCCCAGCCAGTAGGATGAATGTCAATACCAGTTTCTCCGCCTATAGTAGCAGTAATGTTATCAAATGTACTATTGATTTGGTAAGCAATGCTTTCACGCTCTCTATTAGCAGTATCCCAATCCACATACATCTTACGTTCGCCTAGTGTAGCACCTCTGCCAACTATACTAAAATTGATCATACCAGTACGTTTTTCAATGTGCTGCCCCATTCTAGCTGGAAACTGACTAGCTCCGAGCCAGCCGTCTAGCAAATCATACAATTCTTGGGGAGCATTCCATTGTCGAGCTCGAAGTAATTCACCCTTAGCCCAAACTTCATTACCTGAGCAATTGTAAACAAACACAGGCCATCGCAGTAATCGATCACCTAATTGTTCTTGTGTTTTAGCATAGTCGCTGCCTGTAACAAGGTACACGTCGTTGTTTATACAAAACTCTTCAAACCAAACTGCAAAATCTTTATTGATGTGCTGTCTGCTAGGAGTAAGTGTTCCGTCTACGTCAAAAATAAATTTATTTGTCATTGAAATTTTCTCTTTCTGCTACGCGGCGCCTAAGATCACTTGAGGAGAAGCGATGGTCACGTTTGTTAAAGTAAAGCTGAATACCTCGCTTCTTACAGATATCCTTGCCCGTAAAATCCATCTCTCTATACTCTTCCCCTAATATTCTAACATCAATATGATACATTGTCAAGATATCTTCAAGATCTCGTTCTGTAGCATAGGGAATGATTTCGTCAACATATTTTACACCTTTCAATTGTGTATAACGTTCAACTATAGTTTGCACAGGTGTGTTTTTAGTCGGTCGATCTACACTAGGATCCATTTGTAAACCACAGATCAAGTAATCACACTGTTCTTTAGCTTCTCGCAGCATTTGAACATGTCCTGCGTGAAGTAAATCAAAAGTGCTAAAAGTTATTCCTACCTTCATAATCCCATCCCCCTTGCAGCTATAATCATCACAGTAAAAACTCCGCCTATTACTGCCTTGTCACCTACTGTAGTATTATCTTGTACGTTAGCACATCCAGATAATAACAAAACTAAAAGTAAAACACGCATACGATCACCATTCAAAAAGACTGTTAAATGTATTATTACGTTTGGTACTTTCTAGATCATACTCTAGAACACCAATAAGGTTATCCAGTTTGTTGTCGATAATAGTTTCTGCCATAGCACCGTCGTCGAACGGAAGTTCTTTAAACCATTCCGGAATACGCAGTTCGTCTGTAGGATAACCTATTGAAGTATAACCCAACGGATTCTGTTTAAGCTTACACACAATAGTCTTCATACCATCTACAATCTCTTGGCTGTAGCGATCACCATTCATGCGCTTGAGTGTATTCCAGTTGATAGCTGCTCTAACGTGACCTGGCATATTAGCCTTGCCTTGTTTTTGTTCTAGTTTTTGGTAATACTGGATCTTGTTAGCACGTTTAGGTGTACCTTTCTCCCAGCCTGGACGCAGTTCAAACTCTTTTCTAAACTGTGTAATACGTTCTAGTATTTCTGTTTCACTGCGCTCTTGTAGAACCATAAGTAGCACTTCACTTAAGAACTCTTGCATGAACACTGGTGTATCTGAACGACGTAGATCAAGACCCATAGCTTTAACTTTGCCTGGTTTGCCGTCAACATCACTGCGGAAGCCTTCAGTATCATAGACCAGTGCTGCATAACGCTTTTTGGTAATGTACAAACCTGAGCTGGCTACAATTTCTCTACCAGCCGCAATCACATCTGCTCGTGTCTTTGGACAGTGAAATGCTTGTGCCATAAAGTCTGTAAATGTACCGTTAACTTGATCTGCAATCTGATCATATAACTGAATAACTTTTTCTTTATCCCAAGGAATAACTCCAGCGTCTATCTCTTTTTGTAGTACCGGATATGCACTAAAATACACGCTGTCTGTGTCGCCGTAGATCACTGCCTTGCCAACATGATCATATTCGCCTGTGATAGTTTTATTAACTTCGGCACTCATATGCTTAACAATTTGTCTACCAGTTAGTGTAGTACTTTGCCCGATACGCTTATCGAAAAATCTACAACCTGGGTTAAGAATAGCACCATACAAGCTGTTGAGGTTAATTTTCTTAACCAACTGCCGCTTATCCCAAAACGCTGCTTCTGTAGCATTACCTGCTTCTTTTGCTTTTTTTAGCATCTTCTGTAGATCTTTACGTTCAGCATACCAACGCTTAAGAATACCCGGAATAACACCCTCAAACTCAGTTGTAAAGATTGTACCATTAGCACTGAGCATCCATGGCATTTGACTATCAAAAATCAGCTTATAGATTTCAGCGCCACTTAGTACATCTGAACGACCATCTTCCCAGTCTATGGTCAGTGCAATGTCCTTGCGTCGATCCATTACAGCTTCATATTCTTCTGTACTAAAGCGACCTTCCCATGAGTTTGCAAAACTCATCTTTTTAAGAGTAGTGTCTTCTTTAGCCCGTGCTTCACTAATGTCTGGTCTTAGTTGTCCGATGATAGTTTCTGGAGCCATGTTTAGCGCACGAATCACTGAAGGGTATAGACTGTTCAAGTCCATACTTCCGATCCACTTGTGCAGGCCTTTTTTAGGGTATGCAACATACGCACCAGCAGCTTGTGTATTTTCATCATCTCGCTTAGGACGATTTGGAACCTGTAAGCCTCTATGATGTGCTTCGTTAATAATAGCCTGCTCAGTAACTGCTACTGCACCCATTGTGGTCTGTAGCAACACAGTGTTAGCATGGGCCAGTTCGTTTGACAGATCAATAAATCTCAGCTTTTTGTCTAGCTTGTCTAACAACGCAACGTCTTGCCTGTTGTATTCGATAAATCTTTCAAAGTCATTATTATAAAGTTGGTCTAGTGTTCCTTCGTAAACTGTTTTGTTTTCGCCAATCTCCATTTCGCCAATTGCGTCAAGTCTGTAGCTGTGTCGTTCTTCATAGGTATATTTTCTATACAGTTCAAGACTGTCGAGGTGAACTCTTCCAACGAAGTCATAAGTTTCAGACATCTTGCCAAACTTTTCATATTCTCTCTTCTTTGGTAACTGACCCCATAAACAGAAACGTCTAGTATCATCATTACTTAGCACACGTTTAATACGATTCACTGTATAAGGAACGTCATAGCCTTCTGAGTTCCAACCGCTAAACACGTCAGCATCTTCAATCAAATCTAAGAAAGTTTGCAGCATAGCACGTTCGCCATTGCCTTCTGCATCATTATCAAACAGTATTACGTCACCGTTTGGCCAACGACGGTTGATCATTTCTTGTGCTTTTTCTAGCGGCAATCCTTTTGGTGGAACCGCAACAGTGACTAGTGCATCTAGCCACTGCAAGCACACAGTGATAGCAGTAATGGGCATGAATGGGTCGTCAACAGGAGCAAATCCACGCTCGGGATCAAAGTCAGTCTCGATGTCCCAGAACGCTACATTTAGCTTAGGTGCGTCTTGATTAAGATAGTTTTCACTTAGGCATTGGAAGATTGGGTTTAGATCGCTTTCGAAAAGATCTTTGTTTTTGTTTATAGCAATCTCTTTGCGAAAGTCTTTGGTGTTTTTACAAACGATTCGCGACAATGGATCTCCGTAAACACTCTTGTACTTGCCCTTGAGGTCTTTATAATAAAAAGTATATTTTACAGGATATTCTTGGTATATCCTTTTACCGTCTACTCTTTCAACGATTCTAATAATATCAGCATCTCTATCAAAGATACTATCAACGTATGACATTTATTTCTCCTTGCGATTTTCTGGCTCGCATACCTTCAACCTGTTCGTAAAGTGAACGACTCTATTCTTACTTAGTATGTGTTAACATGTACAGTGTAATTTTAGGATCATCTACTACTAATAAATCCGAAGGATATTTCCTATCAAGATACAACTTTCCTACAGGATTTACATTAATCATCTTAGGATTGATCTTTTTTACTGTAGCTATCTTGAGATTGTTACGAGCAGGGTAGACGACTACATCGTCTACCTTAATACTATTACCTAGAATGTCTTTGTGCGTTATTTCTTCAACCATCTTTATCATAGCCTAAGGTTGCAATCAATGTTTCTAGGTCTTCATGTGCATCTGCATGTTTACCCCAGTCACGATTTTTAGCAATCTTAATAGCTTTGTTAATCAATGCAGGTTTGACGTTTAGTTCTTCTGCTACTGCTTTTACAGTGTCCTTAAGACCTGCTTGTAGATCTTCTACTTCTTGCAATACAGTAACACCTTCTTTTACAAGACGCTCAAGTTTAGCCTTTTCTTCGGGCCCGTAGACGCGATCGCTCATATATTTCTCCATTTATATTGTGTTAAGTATATGATATCGTTGATCAGATGTCAACTAGAAAATACTTTGCGATTATCAAAAGCTCGCTCCCATCCAAAGAACTGTGCTTTGTAATCAGAATGATCATCAGAGCTTAAATTAGCCCATTCGTCGCGTCGTTTAATAAGACAGCATACACCGTCATACCAATCTGTATTTTCTATAATTTTTTCTAAACGTTCTTTTGCTTCTATTGCAATATCAACATTATCAAAATCTTGCTCTATGTGTATTACTTCCATGCACAAGTTATGATCAATATAATCTAAACTAAAGTCAATACCCCACTTAGGACGGATGCCTAGTAGCTTGTTAAGGATAGGTCTATTTTGTTCTACAGCAGCTACTTGTTCTCTAGCAGCACCTGATAATGCATATCGTGTAAGCAGCATACAATGATCCAATACAAGAAATCGCTCTGATTGTTCTGTATCAGTAAACCATTCTTGTACAGGTGCTATGTGGTATTGTATTTCATTGTTTAGAGGTATACCCTGTGCTTCATAGAATAGTCGTTCTAGAGGAGTAGGTACTTCGTAGCCATCCTTATCAAAGTGATCGAGTCGTAATGTTTCTAAGCTGATACGATCAATAGGAGTGGACAGATATGGATTAGGATCAAATTTAGGCTCTAGATTTACTAATCTCATTTTTTCTCTGCGAGTTTAGCGTAGAGCATATCCTTGATTGATTCGTACTGATAGCCTTTGTGCTTAACTTTACCGCTTTTGGTATCTTTTTTCTTATCTTTGTGTGCGCCCATAGCACCGCTTTTGCGAAGATCCTGCATGTATTGTGAACTAGGATCTCTAGGTTTTGGCATGGGTTTCTTTTCTGCTTCAGTTTGAGCTTCTGATCTTTTCAATAACTGCATTACACGCTGAGTTTCTTCTGGGCTCATTGCCATTAGTTTTACAAAAGCATCCGACATAGCAGCCTGATGCATTCTGCCCAATGGTTGACCTTGCTTTACTCTCATTACGGCTTGATTAAAAGCATTGAGATCACTTACACCTAGTTGTCTACCTAGTTGTGCTCCTGTAACACTACTTTTTATTTTTTGAGCTTGTTGTTGTGGCGCTGCTTTGGTTGCAGCAGATTTAGCACCGCCCCCGGCCATGGCATCTGCACCAGCTTTAACAGCACCTACTCTGTTGTAGTTAGCTGCGCCAGCCTTAACTGCGTCAACAAAGTTTTCTTCAACTTCTTCTTCGCCTACTAGTTTGTCTTTGAGTGGGTGTTTGGTACGACCCGGCTTTGCTTTGGGCATAGGATCTGAACCTCTAGCATAATCTCCGTGCTTTTGACGCTCATCTATTCTTACGCCTGCAAGAGCAGCAAAATCAGCTACACTATAATCTCTGTCTATTTTTAAAGAACCCTCAGGAACGCTAGCACTTTCAGTTAGATAATCTACAGTTTCGCTGGCTTTTGGTACCGCCGAACCCTGAGCCGCTGCTCTTAACTTTGCCAAATCTTCTTTCGGGTCAGTTGGGTCCAGTGCAAATAGTGTTTGTTGAAGTTTATGCCAGTCCATTGTTATATCCTTTTAGCATCCATTTTACGCAGTGCATTGTCTATATAAAGTGTTAGTTCAAAGTCTAGTTGTGTAAGTCCGCCAACATCGTGAGTATATATCATTAGTATAACTTCGTTGTAGAAGAACCCTATATCAGCAAAATGATCTAGTTTTACCTGTGGATTTTCTATAATCATTAAAAAACGTAGCACACTGTTATAATCATCAAATGCTACCTTTTTGTATAGATACTTACCTTTGCGAATCTCCCAGTCTGGGGCAAACTTTTTACGAATCGGTTCGGCTTGTTCTATATCAAGTTTTTTCATTACTTCTTTTTGACTGCTTTAGTTATAACTGTAGTAAGTTTGTGTTCAGCAAGTTTGCTGTGTAACCGTGATTTGTAGGGATCTGTTGATTCTTTAGCAGCCTGTGCCATAACCATTGGATCTATTTTATTTTCTGGTGCAACTTTTTTATCATACTCTAAACTATGATAAACTGATCCCATGTAATCTGCTGCTTTGGTAATCTTACTTTGTTGCCAGCCTTCAATACCTTCTGCTTCGGTTACATTTTTTAACAGATCGTGTAGTTTAATTGCATATTTTGCAATCTTGTAAAGTTCAGCACGAGCCATTTGCACTTCATGATCACGTTCTGCCATGTCAGCCAGTTCGCCTAAGCCTTCGTTAGTTTTTTTCTTTTTATCATCTAGTTTTGCTTTATTAGCCATTGGTATCTCCGCGGATTTATTAGTAGTATTTATGCTTTTTTACTCTTTGGTTTCTTTTTATTAGACACCATATCTAGTGCGTTTTTTGCAGTACCGTCGGCGTTTTTAGGCTGTCTTGATAATACAGGTCCGACGCCCATAGATACAGCAGCTACTGATCCTGCTGAAGTTGTTTCGACAATGTCTTCGCTAAACTTTTTAGTAATCTTTATATCTTCACGACCAAATGCTTTTACAAATGCATCAAAGTCTTTTGGTCCCATTACAAACTCATTTGCGTTTGGTTTAAAATACTGCATCACACGATCGTTTTTACGTAACATGCCCATTAGTCTTGGACTAGTAACTGTAAAGTGCCTTGTGATTTTCTTTGCTGCTGGTTCAACTCGTGCGTCGGCACTGCCCCATGATGCGTCTGGCGCTTTTTTCTTACCTTTTACAGTAACCTTATTGTCAACCTTGTCAGACTTTTCTTTTTCTTTGTATTCGACTTTTACTTTGCCGTTGCTGGCTCGCTCTACCCAACCTAAGAATTCACCTAGATGAGAAAATCTATTAGCTAACGAAGGTGTGTCTATAGATATTGTAACTCCGCCTGCTGCTGTAAAGGTTTTATCAGCCAACATTTTTTTGATAGCGTTTACTAAATCTTCTTTGCTTTTGAGATTATAGAACTTCCATTTTGCATCCGCAAACTTTAGGTCTGCTGGTGTATTAGCAAATCCTGCATAACCTACTAGATAAGGTTCGTCGCCACCGCCTGCTGTAGCAATAGGTTTTTTAACACCAAATCTCATAAAAATGTTGCCAGCTGTTTTGGCTTTTTCTTCTCTTCCCAGTTCAGTGATAATCTCATTTACTATCATTTCTTTTTATCCCTTTTAGCTTTTATGTTTTATTTCTACAAGTCTTTTGATATATTCAAGTTCGTCCATTGTTTCCAAAATTCCTGTCGGTCGTCAGTTGATGCTGCACGGGCTTCGTGCTCTTTGTGTTTTTGCACATAAAAAGTATAAAAGTCTATTTCTTTGCCGCTTTTTTGCGACCTGCTTTCATATTCGCTAGCCAATGTGCCATCCTTTGCTTTTCACCTGAACTGTTTTTAGCAGTCTTTCTTAAACTACTTACACTTGCTTTAGTATTTACTCCGCTGCGTTTGGCTAACCCTTTACGTCCAGGCTTCTTACCATCTGCAAAGTTTTCTTCAACAGATTCATTTTTAGTAAGGTCATTATATTTGGTCAGTACTGAGTTAATTTGTTTCTTTTTAGAATCAAATTCTTGTGGAATCATGTTTGCTTTAAGATGTGCTATAGCATAGGTCATCATATCGTAAATGTTTTTTAATATAGCAGTCTTGTTTGCTTCTAGTTTTTGTTTGTCGTTGGCAACAGCTTGTAATTTTTTATTACTTTGATTTAATGTTTGAAATACTTTTTTAAGTTCTTCTGCTGCTTGCGGAGATTTAGCACCGTCGCTGACTATGGTCATTATACCAGTTGATGTAAAAGTTAAATATTCTAATACTAGTGCTTGTAGCGGTGTTGTTTGTGGCTGAAATGATCTAGTTTCTTCTACATTCTTTCTAGTAAGAATAAAAGTATCTTCGTTGCCAGTATCTTCTACATCATATTCATAACCGTTTTGACCAGCAAAGCGTTGCACCATTTTACGATAAAGACTGCTTCTTGTAGTATCTTTAGTTCCAAACGGACCAGTGTTAGGTTTAAACGCACTGAACACTATTCTTGGTGGTTTTAGTTTACCAATGTGTTGTGTAATATGATTTATAACAGCACCAAATATTTTATTTTGGCCGCCTTCGCCTGTGACACTGCTACGCCCGCCCCTACTAAACGCAATATATACATCATCATTAGCCATACGTTTATAAGTAAGTTCTATGTAAGCATCGTCAACTTTTGTAGCAAACACTTCTATACCGTCACGGTCCATATCCTTAACCCAATTGACCTCGGTATCAAACGCTTCGTTGTGAGCACGGTCAGCGGCTGCTTTTGCACTTGCACCATCTGGATGACGTGGGTTGATACTAACAACATCGCCATTCATAAGGTCGCTTACACTGGCACTTTTTCCTACTTTGTCCAACAGTTGATGCAGTTTATCATTTGGGTCGTAGCCATTGGTTTCATATCCCATTTTGCCACGTACTTCTGTTCGTTTACCGGTGTCTTTATCTAAAATATGCAATATTAACATGCCAGCACGTTTGTCACGCTCTAGCTGTAACAAATAGTTTTTGTTATCTGTTTTTTTGACATCTACAAAGTTTTCTCCGACATTATAGTTAGAGTCTTTCTCAATACCTTTTATATCGCCGTGTTCTCCGGGATCAACGTCGATAATATCTAGCCCTAACTTTTTAAGTAAAGCTATATATTTGTGTTCTTGATCTTCGCTGCCAAAAGATATAACAGCCTCAGGTGGGCCTTTACCAAAGTCATGCTTGCCCAGTCCTTCTAAGTCACTTATGTGTTGTCCTAGTTTGTACCAATCGTAAACATCTGACACTTTTACACGAATAGTACCTTTAGGCATAGTAGGTTTAATTTCCGGCCCGACAGGACGTTCGTTAGGATGTCTATCTTCTAATTCGTATTCATCTAATGCAGAAAAAATTCTACCTGGTTTTTTTGGCTGTGATTTTATATCTTCTAAACTATGGCCACCTTCCATGATAGCCCACTCTTTGGCAGTGTATCTTGGCTCACTGCTTTCTGCTAAACCTAGATTATACAGCACATTAGTTGATTTGCCTTTTACAGCTTTGCTCATTGTAGGTGGACGTCCATCACGATCTACTGTATTACCAAACTTAGCTGCTTGAGTTTTAATTTCGTTAGGACCTACATCAACTGTAGTGTTAACGCCCTTTACAATACGGCCATCTTCTCTTATGGTTTTGATACTGCCTTCATGAGTTACAAAATATGGAAAAAACTTTACATCAGGATATTCTTTTTGTAGATTAATAAACATTTTGATGTTGCTCATAGCATCGTCATAAAGACGCACTCTAGCAAACTTACCTGTATCTAAATATTTTCTAATCCATACAGCTTTGTTTTGTGAAGGTGATCCTCCGAGATTGCCTGCACGATGCACATGAACTCGACTCATGTCAATGCCATATTTTCTAAATGTATCTAAAAATAGTTCTTTGTTATCAAAATCTGATCTAGCAGTAAGCATGATAACTTTACTATTGCCTGCATTGTTTATTATTGCTTTAAGTTTAGCAATCATTGGTTCAATTGGAATACTTTCTTTGTTGAACTTTTCTGCATTTTGGAATTCACCAAAATCAAAACTTTCGCCCGGCTGTAGTTTATAAGTGTTAAACTCTTGGTTGTTTAGGCTTTTAATAATCTTGCCGTCTTTTACAACTTTGATTTGTGCAGTAGTCCTAAACAGCGTATCATCAATGTCAAAGATTGTTAACCCTAAGTTACCATTTTCAAATAATTCTTGTACCTTCATTGGGTGCGATCCTTGTTGTCAATGGCCCCGCCTGTAACCCAAGCAGTACACGATCTTGTACCTGCACACTTAAAATGCAGGAAGTTGCAGTATCCTAAGTCTGATTTATGTATAGTTGCCATTGCATCAACATCTTTGTCATCACCTTGTATACCTGATTCTATACAAGACCACATTTTATCTGAAACATCAAATGCTGCGCAATTAGCACACTTCATTGTTTTTGCAGTTTTTTCGTCTATGCCCCAACGCTTGGCTGCTGATTTCCAATAGTTACCTGGTTCATCGGGATTAGCAGGACCGTAGAAATAATCGTCAATACCTTTTTGACGATTTTTAAGATTTACATCAATATCTTGAGTTGCAATAGGACAACCTTTGTTTGCTGCTTCTATGATCTTAATATATTCTCTCACACTAAATCATCCCTGTATTCTTCAATAAAATATTCCATAGGCTCTATACTAATAAACTCAAAATATTCACGGTCTTTGTTATATCCGCTTATCTTCTTTGGTGTAAGCTTTTTAAAATCAGTTACATAGATTGCATGTTCTTTACCTCTATGTGTTAGATAAAGATAATAGTGTGGGAACCAACCTCTCCATAAGCGTTTAAAAAACCGTTTCATTTCTTTTTACGTCCTCTAAATCCAGGCTGCTGATTTAGTGCTCCGGTCATGTGCGGCAAACTAAACCACAGCTTAAACCATTCTTCAGTGCCTGGTTGTATATTGCGTTCGCGCTCTATACGCTTTTTTTCTGTGCCTGTGACAGATATATTTTCATTGTATGGCTTATAGCCTGTGAATTCATTGGTTATACCTGCTAGTTTTTTTATATAATTAAGTTCGTCCATATTTTTTGTCTTTCTTCGTTTTCTTTTCTTCTGGACGAGTACCAAATGTTTTGTGTACAAGTTTATCTAACTTTTTATGAAATTCGTATTCTTGTCTAGCACTAGCATCTTCCTTAATGCCCATAGCCTGACGAACAGCGTCATACATAGTCTTGGCTAGCTTTTTGTCAGGAACACCTTGAGCAAATGAATTTAATTCGCCTTGTGCAGCCAGTGCTCTCATTTTACTAGCACTCATGCCACTTACGTCATCTGCATCCGGATCACGTTCGCCTGCACTTACTACACGTATTGAATTAAACTTAAATGGTACTTTACCAGTTTTATCAGGCTGGCCATTATAAGTATCAAACAGACTTTGAAAACCTTCTACACGATCCGAACCTGCTACAAATATAATGTCTGTATAACCCTTGCTCTGAAGTAACTCTAATGCCTGCACAGGAGTTTTTACACCAATATCACCTACAACTACGCTAGGAAAAAACTGCTTGGCAAACTTTAGTTTGGTTTGAAAGTCTAACGGATCTGTTTTAGGCTTTTGTGTATGGCTAAGAAAAAGATAGTGATCACCTTCTATGCTTGCGATAGTGTCAACTAACTTAGCATGTCCTACAGTGGGCGGATTTAATCTACCAAATGCTAGTACAGCTCTTTTTGCTGGCGCTTCAAATAGTTTTCTCAGTAGCATAGTTGTTCCTTAGTTTGGTTGCCAGCGTGTTCTTGGTACTAGTTTGGTCTTGCTGCCAAGAGCCACATAACCTTCTCCGCCTTTTTCGCCTCTGGTAGTTGCTGTAACATCTGCATCTGCTGAATCAAGTTGATCAATAACATGATCTTTAGCTGCCATAATACGTTTTACTAATCCAAAGATTGCAGCTAATGCTTTGGGATTAGCTTCCGACATAGCCTGTATTTTTGCTTGTTTGTTGGGGCTAACTTTGCCACCTGTACTTAGCCAATCAAAAAACCCTGTTTCTAGATTTTTAAGCTGGCGACTGCGACTCATTTGGTTAACATAGGTATAGATAATATTCTTCATATCACTTAGACCGGCCTGTGGTTCTAAGAAACTGTCTATGGCCTGTGCATTACGTTGCACCATAGCACGTATTTCTTTTACTTCATCAACATTGATTTTGGGTTGATGAGTTACGTAGGTTTGTCCTAGCACAACAGCATCACCACTGTTGAGTTCGCCAACATCCGATATAGGTTCACCGCTCTTACTACCGAACTCTTCGTATTTGCCATGTACAGCAACACCTACACTACTGCCAGCAATACGTTTGCCTAATGTACTGCGTTTGTCTACGGAGTAAGTGACTAGGTTAGGTGTAAACTCTAGTTTGTTGTCTGCGTCTTGATAAGGCTTGCCGGGATGATACAGCAAATCACCGAACACATAACCGCGAAAGTCTGGTGGCGTAGCACCTTCCATGATGCGGAAAATCTGTGCCATGTCATTACCAAACTTTTCTCTCCAGTCTTCGCCCTTGCCTGAACTTTTAATAAAGTTAGCTAGATCGTCTGGATCAGTTGATTTTTGTCTTCCCCAGCCGTTTTTGCCCACTAGCACAAACTCACCGTTAGGTTCTCTGCCCCAGTATACTGTAGGATTGCCGTCCCACTTAATGGCTACATCATCTGCATTGCTGCCTAGTTTTTCTAGTATGTCTGCTGCTTCTAATGCGCCTTCTGATCCATCAACAAACACAAGATCCTCAAGATGCTGAAACTCGCGACCTACCTTAGCAGCTTCAGTGAGAATATTTTTTTTTGGAGTGTTGAGAAATTCTAAAAAACGCATCAGTAAGCACCTCTGCGTATCTGTGTTAGTTCTTCTGAAAACAGTTTTTGTATAATAGCTTCTCTGTCGCCTTTTTTAAACACATTCTGCGGAGATCCTAGTTTGTATTTTTCACAATAGCTGTTCATTGCACGGTCTACAACTTCGCCTAAACAACGCTCTGGTACAGGACTTTTGCCACCGTCGTGTATATCTTTCATACGCACAATAGCAGGAAAAAGACTTTTGCGATAAACTATAGGATCGTTACGCATATAGATGGCAACGTCTTCTACTACGTCAAAGGGTATTTCCTTTTTCTCAAACTCGACTAACTTTACCACTTTCTGCAACTCCAGTAACGAGCCTTTGTACGAGGTCCTGGATTGTCACAGTTGTGTCTAGCACGGAAACTGCGTCTACGTGCAGGATTTGACTTCTTGATCTTCATGTTTGGATCACCAAAGTTTACTTTAACTATGTTACCACTGGGATTTTTTACATATACTTTAAACTTCTTAACATCGCCACGCATGGGTTTGCCAAGTGGCACTTTGCGTCCCTGATACTCAGCTTCGTCTAAAACATCATCCTCATTGAACCACATAACTCCGTATGCTTCGAAAAACTCATCGCCGTCGTAAGTTTCTTCTTCTATATCTTGATCTTCTGCAGAGATTTCAATATCAAAGTCTTCGTAACCCTGTTCAAACATATATGCTGCTAGTCTATTAGCGTATTCGTCTGATTCTTGTTCTGATAACTGACGTGGTAGTGCTATTTCGTAAACTGTAGTATTTTGTTCAGTTTCGTATATTGATTGGTCGGAGAAAATGCTTTCATCTAACAGTGCTGCATCTTCTCGTTTTTCCATTACTACTCTTACAAAATGTTTCATGTTGTTACCTTAATGATTCAATACTATACTATTGATTGTGCCGCCTGTGTAGATCACAACGGCTCTGACCCAAACGTAGTTGCCTGTAAAATTTGCGATTTTACTGTCGTTTTCATTAGTTGCTGTATAGGTATGAACAGTGAACCAATCTGCTTCTTGAGGGTCCACTGCAAGTGTAGCCTGTATGTTTACAGTTCCTGTAAATATGCTGAAGCTGTACTGCACAGTATGAAAACCATCTGCACGACCGTAATAACCGTCGCCTTTATACTTGGTGCCTGTGACCGTCTGTGCGCTCCCGTTGCCCAAGTATGTGTTGTTTGATAATATTATTTCACTATTTGCTGACATACAACTATTTATCAATATCTTCAATGTAGACTAATCGTTCTACTTTTCTGATATTGTGACCCACTAACATGCGGATCATAGTTAATACTTTTTCGTTTTTTATGTAAAAATAGTTACCACTAACATATCCGCCTCTAGCAATAGTAGCAAGAGTAGATGATCCTACACGGCTTTTGTCTGTGTTTTTTTCTAGCCAAAGAGCAAAACTAGAATCAACGGTGCCACCCTTAAAATAAACTCTAAACTCATAAGGCATGGCAGTTTTGATTACGGCTGTTTCTATATTAGATGTAAGAAACTCAATTATTCCTTTGCGTGGACGCCATACTTCCTTGACATTATATTTTACAGTTTTTTCTAAACGATTTACTAGTTCTTCTGTGTTTGTGTAGACTGTCAAGCTGTAAGAATATTCTGCTCGTACTCTGTGATCAGCGTACATTTGCAAGCTGTCGTATATGTTTCTTGCTTGTTCTAGAGTGTGAATGCTGACGCGATTTTCACCGCGCCACTTCTGTATATAAAGATCTTTGCCAGCCTTACGATCAGCTTCTAGCTTTTCTATAATCTTTCTAGCATGATCTTTGCCTTGATAACTGGCAAAGATACTGGTAAGATCACTTTGTATTACTACCTTGTAAGCGTATTTGTTATAAAACAGTTTTGTAGTTTCAAACTGTTTCATTTTCTTCTTCTGCCACAACGTCTAGCTTGATTTCTTCTTCACGGAAATCAATAACAACACTACCGCCATTCTTTAGATCACCAAACAATATCTGACGACTTAGCGGACGTTTGATTTCTTTATCGATCACACGCTGTAGAGGACGAGCGCCATTCTTAGGATCAAATCCTTTGTCTACAAGATAGTCAAGGGCATCGTCAGTAACAGTAATAGCAATATCTTTATCTATGACCATGTTTTTAAGTTCAAGCAAGAACTTGCCAACAATCTTCATCATCACCGGCTTGCCAAGTTTAGCAAATGTGATTACGCCATCAAGTCTGTTACGAAACTCCGGAGCAAAGAAACGTTTGAATTCTGTATCTTCGTAGGTGTTATCTTCTACACTACCAAATCCAATGCTGTTCTTTTCTGTTTGCGCAGCACCTAGGTTAGTGGTAAGGATTAGCACACAGTTACGAGCATCAGCTTCTTTGCCATTAGACCCTGTCACTTTGCCGTTGTCCATTAACTGTAGCAAGATCTGACTTACATCGGGATGTGCTTTTTCAATCTCGTCTAACAACAACACACAGTTAGGATTTTCTTGTAGACGTGTGATTAGCTGGCCGCCGTTATCTTCATGGCCAACATATCCTGGAGGTGAACCGATCAGCTTGGCTACTGAGTGTTTCTCCATGTATTCGCTCATGTCAAACCGCACTAGCTTTACACCGAGATTCTTAGCCAATTGTTTAGCAGTCTCAGTTTTACCTGTGCCAGTTGGGCCCATAAACACAAAGCTGCCTACAGGTTTGTCGTCAGGCTTTAATCCTGCTTGACTAACAAGAATCTTGTCAACAATACTTTCGATAGCATCGTCTTGACCAAATACTGAACCTTTGAGATTAGTTTCAAGATTTTTGAGATTTTCTGTTTCTTTTTCAGCAACCTGTTCAGCAGGCATATTCACCATTTTAGCCAGTTCGAACTGAACTTCAGCTTCGCTTACTACCTTTTCACCTTCATAGTCGTCACGCAGTTTGAATCTAGCACAAGCTACGTCAATAAGATCAATGGCTTTGTCTGGTAGCTTTTTATCACTTTGATATTTTACACTCAGTTTAACAGCAGCTTCAATGGCTGATTCTGTGATTGTAGTTTTATGATAATCTTCGTAATACTTCTTAAGTCCACGTAAAATATCTTTTGTAACTTCAGGAGTAGGTTCACTTACAGTTACACGCTGGAATCTGCGCATCAGCGCACGATCTTTTTCAAAATACTTGCGATATTCATCCCAGGTGGTCGATGCTACAACTTTTAAATCACCTTTAGTAAGAGCAGGCTTGAGCATGTTAGCAAGATCGTTTGAGTTACCACTACCGCCTGCACCAGCACCATTCATCATGTGTGCTTCGTCTACAAACATGATAGTTTTGCCTTGTTTGGTTAACCCTTGTAGAACCAGCTTAAAACGTTCTTCAAAGTCACCTCTATACTTAGACCCAGCCAGCATAGCACCGATATCTAGGTTGTATACTTTATAGTCTTTTAAGAACTCTGGAACAGCACCATTTACAATGTTAAACGCAAGTCCTTCTGCAATAGCAGTCTTACCAACACCCGGATCACCTACTAGCAGTACGTTGTTTTTTGATCTACGTCCTAGTGCAAGTGCTAGGCTTTCTAGCTCATCTTCTCTGCCAATGATAGGATCAACCTTACCTTTCTTAACTTGTTCATTAAGATCAACAGTAAAACTGCGTAGAGCTTTGCGAACTTCGGGCGCAATCTCTTCTGCGGCTTCTTCTGCCAAAAACTCATCAAACTCTGAGTTAACAAAATCACTAAACTTAGGACGTTCAATACCACCCTTTTCTAGATAGTAAACAGCAATACTTTTCTTTTCACTGAGTGCGCTGAGTAATACATCAGCCAGTTCAATATTATTACGTCCAGCAAACAATACTTGTGTAAACGCACGATTAAGAACACGCTCAACTGTTTGTGTTTTTTTAGGCTTATATTTGACCATATCTGTTTTGATATCGTCACACTGTGTTTTCAAATGATGTTCAATATTGGCTTTGACATAATCTACATCACCGCCATACATATTAATCATTTTAACAAAGTTTTCTTCGCAGAACATAGCATACACTAGATGTTCAAGTGTTACATATTCATGTTGCAGTTTTTTAGCATCATTTACTGCTTTGTCAAAAACTAACGTTAGCTCTTTGCCAGGTTCTACCATTTTTATTCCTTATTTTGTATAAAGTTTATTTCTTAAAGTTTCTATTTCTTTTAGGATTGCTTCGTCGTCTAGTTTAGGTATTTCAGCTTGTATTTCAACGTAAAGATTTCCTCTTTGTTTTGTGTTTAGATCTGGTACACCATACCCGTTAATACTGAATATTTGACCAGAACGAGTACCTTTTGGTATTTTAAGATTCACTGTTTTTCCATCTAATGTTATAACTAATATAGCACAACCTAGCATTAAGTCAAATACATTTATTGTTCTTCTAGTGATTAAATTGTTGCCATCACGTTCCCAATCTTTTTTCTTGTTTACTTTAATTTTTACAAGAAGATCTCCTCTAGGATAGCGGCTGTGGCCGTCGTCGCCCAATCCTTGATAACGTATAGTATCTCCGTGTTTAGCACCAGCTGGAACATCTACTGTAACAGTTTCTAGCTTACTACTGTTAAGTGTATACTGCATAATCAAACTTTTTCCAGTGATCACGTCTGCTAGATCTAAACTTGCAGCAAGTGTAATATCTCTATTACGGGGAGTTCGATTAAAGCCAAACTGCTGACCAAATACATCGCCAAACGGCGAGTTGGCAAACGGGTTAAACCCTTGACCAAAATCTTGGCTAGTAAAGTTAAATCCTGGATTTGGATTATCGTATACTGTTCGTTTGTCACTGTTGCTTAGTATTTCATAAGCTTCGTTTATGCGCTTGAAGTGTTCTTCATCGCCGCCTCGGTCAGGATGATGTTCCTTGACTTTCTTCTTATATGCTTGTTTTATTTCTTCTGGGGTTGCAGTTTTGGGCACCCCTAAAATAGAATAATGGTCCATACATTTACTTATCGTATGGACCATTCACTATTATTGATTGCGATTACTCGTCGTCGCTGCTGTTTTTCTTCATATATGCTGTTGCACCAAAGAAGGCTGCAACCAAACCAGCAATAGCCACAAAGTAAGTAGGTGCAATGTCACCGATAATTGTAGCAGCATCGCCTACATCAAAGAAACTGGTTGCTAATATCATCAGCGGATATAGTAGCATACCCCATAGTGCAAACCATGCCATTGCACGGATTTGATCTTCTTTCTTATCTTCGTTGTCAAGCATTCTACGCTTGTGTTCAAACTCTGCAAGTTCTTTGGCTCTTGCCATTTCTTCATCTGTGATTATACCATCGCCGTCAGTGTCGAGATGTTCAAACGAACTTCCGTTTTCAAGTGTTTTTGGTTTTCTTGGTGCTCTTGCCATTTTTATCTCCCTCAAGATTTGCAATGCGAGCTTCTAGCTCATCTATTTTACGAGTAACATGTGGGTATTTTTTACGCCATGCATCGTCAGGTTGTTCTAACCATGTTAGTCCCCAACGTGCTATAAGGTAATCTAAAAATTGATCAAGTTTAGCATAACTCCAAAGACCTGCTCTCGTGTCTTTAAAGTATGCTAAAAATGCTGCACCTACTAATGCACCACCGATACTTGTGTAAATCCACAATGTATCGCCAAACATTCTATCAATCATTTCCCACATGTTTTGCCCTCAGTGTATGTGTATTTATTCGCTTGCTACAGCATTATCCATAGCAGTTTCTGCCTTCTGATAATAGTTTTGATAAGCAACAATAATTGCTTGCTGTTGTTGTACCAAGGCACGAATATCACTGAAATTCATGCCCAGGTTTTCGTATCCGTCGCCTGTAAGAACAAACATAGCCAGTGGTCTGCCACCTGCTTTGAGTTCAGCAACTTTTGCATCTAAATTGGATTCGTTGATAATAATCCATTCAATTGGACGAAGATTTAGTTCATCCACAGGTGGAAGTGTCAGTGTAGGTTTTTCAATTGGTTTGGCACTTACACTAATTAGCTGGGGCAGCGGGTTGCTGCACGCCGCCAGTGTTAGGACCAGGCCAAAGCCAAGGACACTCTTTGTTAAAACTTTCGCCATCTGTTGCATTTAATTCTGTCTCCGTTAATGGTGAACCCGATAGTATTTCAAAGCATCTACCTGCGTTTACTGTGCCTCTATTTACGGCACGTTCAATACTATCGGGCTTTTCAGCAGCAATTAATCCTAGATCAATTTCGCTAAGTCTACTTGACAATCTGTTGTTTTGTCTGCGTATTTCTGCATACTCCGCATTGATTCTCTGGTTTTCAGCCTGAGCTGCGGCATAATCGGCTTGTAGACTGGCTATTGCTTGTTCATTTGTTGCCACGGCAATTTCTAATTGTGCATTATTTTCTATTAAAATGGCCATGCGTTTTTGAGTATCTTTGTAATACAAATATCCTCCCAAACCCATTATTAAGATAATGCCAATTAGAATTTTGCTCATGATTTAAACTCCAAATGTTCTTCCCTGTGTCACTTGTCACTTGCTCCGAAGAAGAAGTTAATAATAGTTGACACTGCTGTACCTAACAAAAATCCTAAGATAATGTTAGCAAAATTTACACCATCTGGCGGTAGTGGGAAAAATGTAACGCAGAAGAAATATATTACGCTAACTATTCCCCAAAACCAAGCAAACCAATATGTAAAGTGTGATGCTAGTTTGTCGCCACGTCTTACCAGTTCTTCGTGTGCATCCCGTAAACTGTTGTCGGTTGTTTTCATATCATCTTCTGACATTATTTTATACCCATCTTTGCTAGAGTTTTAGGACCAACAACACCATCTGGTGTAAGTCCATTTTTTTCCTGCCATGCTTTTACAGCTTTTTCAGTGCCTGGGCCAAAATCACCATCCTGTGCTGCTCCAAGAACTTTTTGCATCTTCTTTACCCACTCACCTTTTGAACCTTTTTTCAACACAGGTGGAGTATCGGAATCTTCAGTTACAACTGCTTTTAAA